GTTTCGCCCCTGGGCACTGTTAAGCCCCCCGGTCGCACCGTGTGTGCCTTCAATGATTACGCGTAGTTACGCGTGGCCGGGGCCCCAGTTGCGTTTAGCCCATCCGAGTTGCGGGCTAGTTGCCATTAGCGCGTTCGTGTTGCCGCCGCCGCTGGTAGGCAAGCCGCACCCCGCTCACACGCTCACGCATAATCCGGGGTCCCGTCTCCCATCGCATCACAGCGGTTTCGATCACGCGAGCGAAGTCCGTGGAGAGCGGGCGGAGCTCAATCAACGTGTTGAGTATCTCGATGGTGATCGCGAACGCTGAGCGCGAGTCTCCCCAGGGGAGCCCTATCATCGTGCTCGCGATCGCCATGTTCACCACGCACGCCGCCTTACGATACAGCTCCGTCCCTCGGGGGATTTGCTCCTCCATAGCCAGCACCAGGATCGTGAGCGTGGCGGCGTTCACGCGGCTCACACCTCCCCCCTGCCATCCCATCGTGCGTGGCCCCAGGGCTGCGCAGCGATCGCGCGGAACGCCGCCTCACCATCACCCCGCACCATCACCAGCTCTAACCGCGCCTCGCAGCGTTTGGCGAGTTCGGAGGTGGTGGTGTTTATCATCTCAAACAGTTCGCGCTGAGCTTGCTCGGGTGGGACCCCTTTACGGGGGGTGACTCGATACCACGCGCGCTCATCCTCGGAATCAAACAGCCTGCGATCGCGGTGCTCGCGGAACCTGTACTTGACCAGCCATCGCCCCTCACCCTCGCGGAACAGGCAAGCCATGTAATCCTGGGTTCCGAGGTTCACGAACCAAATGCACTCAACGTAGGTGTTCTCACTCAGATCGATCACTTTCCACCTCCCGCCGCAATCACCTCATACACGTCAACTGGTGGTGCGTTGCCCACCATCACCATAATCGCGCTCCGTGCTGCTACAGCATCCTTAGACAACCCAGCCGCGCCGCTAACACACATGCTTGCCAGTGTGATCAACGTGAGTCGAAACGTTTCGAGCCCATCATCCCCGCCCGCTGCGAGCATCGCCTCACCCGCAGCGCGGCGGAACAGATCGTACGCTAACTCAATCGGATCCGTGCTCACGCTCCACCTCCCTCACCATCGATGATATTCCCGCGCGGGGTCCCCATCCTCACGCCGCCGCCCTGTGATCGGGTTGCGGTGCCACCCGTCAAGCGGATCCCCCGTGCCGCTCCACGCCGCCGCCGCCTCCATCGCGCGCGCGGGGTCCCGATAGCACCACGCGTCGAGGATCCCGCCCCACTTACCGCGCTCGCTCAAGCACACGCGCGTGTTGAGCCCCATGGGATACACACAGATCTCATAGTCCTCATTGATCGCACGCCAATAAATCGCTTCAGGGCGCTCCCCTGAGCCCAGTGGTTCACGTGAGTGCATAGTCCCCCGCTGGATAGCGCCCCACGTCTTGAGCTGCACGCTCCGCGCCCACGCGTTGCACTCCATCGATCTCGCCCAGTGCAGCCGCAGCCCCAAGCACCAGGTATCGAAGCTTGCCCACGCTGGTCCGGTCTAGGTCCGTTTCAGCCACACGGTGCGGCTCGGGAACGCAGTTAAGCCCATCGTTCCACCCATCGCGCATTTGCTCCGCGGTGCGACCGATGAACATGTATTCAACCCTCGCGCCCAGCGCGAAAAACGACCAATAGCCCTCAATGCACAGCACCAACACCAGCTTGATGGGATCCGCGTTCCCATCGCGGGTGATTAGCATGATATCCCGCTGGTCCCGAGGGAGCTCAATCACCCACGCTCGCCACGGCTCGATCGGTTTCCGCTCGGGAGCGCTGCGCGTGAACCTACGCAGCGCGCCCAGCGTGGGGCGCACCAGCGGGACCCCTGAGCGGCACCACGATCCCGCGAGCCCCATCATAAGCATCACCGCATCGTCCTCCCGCCTCAGCCGCCCAGGGTTTACGCGAAGTCCGCTATCAAGCGTAATCCCCTCGATGTGAGCCGCATTAGCCCCCGCGTGGAGCGCTAGGTGTGCGAGCGTGCTCAAGGACCATTGTGCTTGCATGGGCCCGCCTCCATCGTGCCCGCCGCCGCCGCTCGAAGCTCCGCCACCCGTTCGCGCTGAGCCTCCGTGGTGAAACCCCACGTCGCGCGCAGCGTTTGCCCCAGCGCCCCATCAAGCATCACAGCCCCCTGGGGGTGACGCTTAGCAATCGCTAGACACATCGCGTATGCGCTTCCTAGCAACGTCTGCGCGTGCTCCGTTGCCGAGTGCAGGATCCCCAGGTGGATCGCTCCATCCATGGTCTCGCGGAGCCTGCTCAAGCCTGTTTCTGTGAGCGCTCCATCCTCGATCGCGTGGCCCTCCATATGCACCGCCGCGTACATTGATCTGGCCCAGCGCGCCGCCACCGTTTGATCCGTTTCCTCACCCATCGCTCGCACCCTCCTTAGACCAGCACACCACAGCCGAATGGCGAGGCTCAGGGACGTACGTCAAACGGTCCCACCCCTCGCGAGGGATCTCCCTCAGTGCCGCGGCCATTTGCGTCCGCACGCGGGACCAGTTGACGCCACTCGCGAGTCTCCCGCGTTTGAGATCTCTCGCTCTACACTCGCCCCACTGAGTTGTAAACACCACAATCTCAGCACGCGCGCGGAACTCGATAGCGATTTTCCACCACCCCATGCGCTCGCTGGATGAAAGCGCGCAGACATCTAGCAGCACGGATTGACCCCGTGACAGCTGCTCCCGCACGCGCCCCCGCATTGCCTGAAACAGCACCGCGGGGTTGACGATGCGCTGTGTTCGGTACTCATCCGCGGACACCGTGAACACGTGCGGCTGCTCCGCCGCCCACGTGCTTTTGCCAGCCCCCGGAAACCCGCATGTGAGAATGAGCTTAGACACGTTTGCACGCTCCCGCGGTGTCTAGCAGTGCAGCCACCACTAACACCATCAAACCAGGCCATACCGATCCACACGCCCACGACTCGATCGCCGCCCACGTGAGCACTGCGAGCCGCGCGAAACCGCTAAACGGTCGCAGCCCCATCACACGTAGCCCCAGCGGCGAGCGAGTTCCTCAATGCGCTCCCGCACCTCGGGGGGCGCGGCTGCGTAACCAAACTCAATCCGCCGCAGCGCGCGCTCATCGATCTCTACCAGCACCGCGATGGTTCCCCGCGTGATGCCTGGGCGCGTGAAACGCAGCCACCGCAACCAGTCCGCCACGTCCCCCGCCTCGCCCATCACGACCCCCTCACAGGGGCGCGTGAGTCCCCCATCGCGAGATACAGATCGCCGCAGCCTCATCCGCTCCGAGCACCACCCCGCGCTGCACCTCGCCCTGGGCGGTGGCCATCTCTAGAGCACGCCACCCCGCACGCCTCATCCCCTTGCGATGTCCAAACAGATCCGCACGCCACCGCGAGGGGTAAACCGCGTGAGTTCTACTAACACGCTGTTCTCTACATACCATCATCCATCGCTCACGCGCGGCGGCGAGCCCCTCCACCGTGCGCATCGGGCCCCCGTATGCGCGCTCTAATATGACAGTCAGGGGAGCGCTCACGGAGCGCGCTCGATCGGCTGCATCGAGCACGATCGCGGTGACCAAATCGGGACGCAACGTGTCCACTTCCCCGCTCCATATGAGCCGTCCTCGAATGCGGAGTGCGTAACCGCTGATCCGGGCTGTATCTGTACCTAGAACGGCAACATTGAAGGCTTGTAGGGGTTTTCTGGACACGTGTTTCCAATGTTTCTAAACCTGAGATGAGGTGGCTATACGTACGATGACCAGCCCCCAGCTTGCGCAGACCGCCCCCACTGAGGGCTGAGCTATGACCACCGGGGTGTGTGCATAGCCCGCACATAGCCACTCTCGGGTGAGGGACAGGTGGGGTAGTGAGCGTTTACGTCCCAGCATCGCCCACAGATACGCACTGGATGCGACATCTAGACACGTCCCCAGGGTGAGCACTGTCCATTCATCACGTCCCAGTACCAGGGCGCGGCGGCGGCGGGCGGCGGCGTACATGTCCGCATCCCAGGCCACCCAAACGGGGGGCGCGGTGGGCGCGGCGGCGGCGGCGAGCCCCAGGGCCCAGGGCTCGGGGAGCGACCCCGCTAAGTCCGCTCGGAGGGCTCGGAGCTCCACCAGGGCGGCTGGGGTGGCGGGCTGGGAGTTATCGGGCCCCTGGGGGGCGGCGGCGGGCGGCGGCGGGGCGGCGGCGGGGCGGCGGACCACGGGGGGCGGGTGAGGCATCCCGAGCCGGACGTTGAGGGGCTTGGGGCGGGCGGCTGTGGCTAACACAGGGGGTGCTTTGTCCTTATTTGAGGTCAAACTGTCCCACCTGTCCCACTTTCAAAATCTGACAGTCAGACGATGGGGACAGTTGATTACTGAGTGATTCCGTATACATACCTTCTATCTGTCCCACTGCCCCAACTGTCCCCACGATTTAGAGAGCTTTAAGGAAATACGTCCCCAAATGGGAACACATAAGAAATCACTTTAAGCGCTCTCTAGTGGGAGAGCCTGGGGACAGGAGGCATTTCGCCCCATTTTGGGGTCTAAGTGCTTGGAAGGATTGACTTCCTATCTGTCCCCATCGTGTTTTTCGCGAGTGGGACAGATAAACGGGATCTCCGATCACTCGCCCTCCCAGTCCGACACCAGCCCACGCCAAGCCACGTAGTGACTCCGTCCCACCCCAGCCTCCGATCGCTTGACGGTGAACCTTTGCCGCCCCTCCTCGGGTTGCACCTCGATCAAACCCGCCGCCGCCCACCCCTTGAGCACGCTCGCGAGCACTCGATTGTGATGTTTGAACAGCCGCGCGATCTCAGTGCGCAGGAACAGTGTCTCAACCACTTGCTCCCCATCGAACACCAGCACCCCATACCTCACGTGTGACCAGCTCCCAGCACGCACGCGGAACGCCCCCCTAGTCATCACATCCGCGCGGGGGAACGCGAGCGGGTTTGCACTCACCCAGTCCCCGAGCACCCGCCGCATGTAATCCCCTGAGCTCACCACCTCCGCCCGATCGATCCCATCCTCGCCGCCCATCAGCGGGAGCTGCTCAAAACCCCAGTTTGCGTGGAGCAACTGGGCCACCAGGTGGAACAGCGCGGACTGAGCGGCGAGCCTCCCGCTGAGCTTTCCCTCATCTAGGTTGAGCTGGGACAACCTCACGCGGAGGTGGTGCCAATCCTCGGGGCTGAGCCCCACCAGCTGGGTGAGCCATTGATGACCAAACGAGCCCGCGTGATCTCGACACCGCCCCACCAGCCCATCGATCGCGCTCCGCTGATTGTCGAGCGACCCCCACCCGTCCACCTCAATGTTGACCACGCGAGCCTGAGCCCCGGTGGCGAGTGACTCATCCCCGAGCGGAACCTCCCCCGAGCTGAGCACCCCCGTACGCCACCTGTGCACCTTGCGCGCGCTCGAATCGCGATTGAGGCGGATCTTTCCCTCGCCGTTTACCAGCGAGTAGATCAATCGCTGCACTGTTTCGAGGGTGCTTACACCTAGCTCGTCGTAAATCAGGGGGAGATCGCACAAGAGTTGAGCGCGGATCTCCGCAGCATTCGCGGTGGTGTTCCAGCTCCCCACCCACGCCCCCGCCCACGGATCCCCGTACACGGAAGCCACCACGCGGAGCATCGTGGTTTTGCCGCGCGATGAGTCCCCGCACAAATGCAGCGCGAAATTGGCCGCCCCGAGCCGTTCCAGCATCGGGACCGCGAGCGCTCCACAGATCAAGATCCTCACCACCGGGCTCGCCGCCCACGCCTCCCTCAACGCGGCGAGGTGCTCCTCCAAGTCCCCGCGGGGCGTGAGCGCTCGCACCACTTCGCCCAGGTCCCCGCCCACGGTGAGCTCTCCCGGTGCGACCCCGATCCCCTGGTGCGACACGAAGATCGAGCCATGCCACCCGCACCGCGTGGCGAGTTTCCGAGGGCTGAGCGCTACCTCATTCGCCAGCTCAAACGCTCCGAACCACTCCACCGCCGCGCGGCTGTTGTGGCTGGTGATGGGAGCCCCGAGCGAGCCCAGCGAGCCCACGATCGCGCGCTGGTCCACCAGCATCCGCCGCGGGATGGTGTGGCTCACCCAGCCCCGCTGGTTGCGATAGGCCACCTCCGCCCAGTGCTCTCCGCTCGCGATGTCCTCATATCTCCCGCGGATGAACAGCACGCGGGCTAACGCCTCCTGTACGCGCTTGGGCCCATGCACCATCAAGGCCCCCGTCTCGCTGAGCTCATAGCCCTGGGGGAGCGCGAGCCCATCGAGCCCCGACGCACCCGTCAAGTAAGGATGCGTGTTGAGCGGGCTCGCCCCGCGCTCGCTGGGGTCCCGTGGATCGAGCGGATAAGCCTCGATCGCCAGCAACGTGTGCAGCTCCGCCGCCCCGCGCGCTGCGAGATAGTCATCGATCCCCTTACCCTCAAACGTATCCGGGGGACACACAAAGGCCACGCTCGCCGCGCCCAGGGCGATGAGCACCCCCGCGAGTTTGCGCGCGGCGTTCATCACACCCGCGTTCGCGCGCGCATCGCGATCGAACACGATCACATGGGCTCGCCCCTCGATCGGTACATGGCGAAGGATCCGCGGGTTGAGCCCGAACGCGCTGGTGCTGCGGCGGAGCTCAGGATCCACCCAGTTCCACACCCCCGTGAGCCCGATGGTGAGGTACCCCTCCTGATCGAGGGCTAACGCCTTTTTCTCCCCCTCGCACCAGTACAGGGTGGCGGTGGGGTCGAGCGAATAGCCCCGCACCCGTGAGGACGGTGGGAAGTACACCAGGATCCCCACGTCCGCGGGCTGGTCATACTTGACGGGCTTGGGCGGATCCTTTTGGGTGGCGAGCCGCGGGTGGTCGGGGCGGAGGCGATAGCCATACGGCTCCACCACCCCAGGCTCGCAAAACGGAAACACGATGCACGCCCCGTGCGGGAGCGCGTAATCCCTCCGCAGCAAGCGGCAAATCTCATCGCGGGCTGTGATGGTGTACAGCCCCGCGCTCGCGAGCGTATTAGCAGTGAGCCCCGAGGTAGCGAGGTGGGCGCTATGCTCGGGGCTCAGTGGGCGTATGGGGTGGGGGCTGAGCGGCTGGGGAGGCTCGCCCATCGGTTACTGGCTCGCGTGTTCGTGGTGGAGCGGTGGGCGAGCGCGGCGACCACCGCGGCGAGGTGCGGGGGCTGGTGGGGGCGCGGGAGCGGGCTCCTCATCTCCGTCAAACGTCAAATCCACCTGAGTTTCATCGGCGGTGAGTGGGCGTTGTTCGATCACCTCACCCGTGTCCTCGCGGATGCAGTGCGTGGTCCCCGCCGCATAATCAGCCTCCCAGTGGCACTGGACGGGGCGTGTTTCGCGCTGCGTGTCGAGCACGTGGGCGAGTTTGTTCCGTTGCTCGCGGAGCGCGGCGATCTGTCCGTTGAGCCCCTTGCGTTGCATTTGGAGCTGTTCGATCTCCAACTCCGCCGCGCTCATCGCCTCGCCCCGCTGCACCTTTTCCGGGTCGCTCAGTAGGCATTCGAGCGTGCGGGTTTCTGACACCACCGCGGCGGGGCTCACACCTCACCTCGCTGGGCCACCGCGGAGGGGCTCGGGGGTGGGGGCGCGGGTTTGCGCCCATTGCGTTTGGGGGTGGCCACCGCCGCGGGTGCGGGGGGCGGCGGCGGGGGTGGTGCAGCAACGCGAGCGCGCGGGGCTGCGGCGGGGGGTGGCGGTGGGGGCGCGGTGCGCGGAGCACGCTGAGCGCGCTGGGTGCGAGGGGCGCGGACTTTGCCGGGGGGATCGCCGCAGACTGTTTCGAGATCCACCAGCCCCCCGGTTTGCGCAACGATGATTTTGCCGATGCGATAACTCGCGCTCGCGCGGCGGTGAGCGATCGCGCGGAGCCGTTCGTAGGAGATCCCCCAGTGCTCAGCGCATTGCATGAGACTGGTGGGAACGCGTACCCCGTTCACCGTCGACCACCCGTGTTCACGTATCCAGGTCAATAGGTCCATAGGGGAGAGTATGTAGAGATCTCCATAGCGAGATGTCAACCAAATGGGCGGCGGTGTCATGACGCTCACCGCCACAAAATCACCTATGGACTCAGGGGCTAGGATCCTAGTATCTAGCCCCCCATGGCCAGTAAGGGAACCGCGAACGATACCCCGCTGAGCGAGTGGATAAAGCAGCCGACCCTTAACTTGCGAATGCGCGCGCTCTACCAGCACCGCGGTTACACGCGCGCGGACATGGCTCGGATGCTCGATGTGGATTACTCACTCGTTCACGCGTGGGATAAGGGACGCTGGGTGATCTCGCTAACGGAGGTGACTCGCGTGGCGCAACTCCTCAAGGTGAGTTTGGATGAGCTGGTGCTTGGAGAGCCGCGCCCCTCCACCGCTCGGAGAGATCTCACATCCGTCCGCGAGATCCTCGATGAGCTCCGCGCGAGCCCCGATGTCCGCGCGGCGTTCGGTGAGTACCTGGTGAGCGAGATGGGGATCTTACAAAACCCCGATCGGGAATACGTGGCCACTTGGGTGGAGGGCTACAGCGCGGCGATCGCGGAGGGAGCACCCCGTGAGCGCGCATCGCAGCGCGCCCACGGCCACGCGATCAACGCTTTCGCACTGCGCGGAGCAGTCGAGCACCGGGAGGAACTTGCAGCGGCTGTAGAGCTCCCCCGTAAACGCAAGCGACCACAACGCCCGCGCCGCAAACTTCCGACCACGAAGTCACCCCCGACAGAGTGACCAGCCTCCGCTCAAGCGCGAGATCGGTGAGCCGTGGCGTGATTGACGTGCGGTGGTGATAGCTAAGAGCGGTCAGAACGATCGCCGTCCGCTGCACCTCACGTGGCTGAGTTGCGTCATACCATAGCGCGTGATCGTTAGGTCTCATGAGAATCACACCTGTGCTGGGGTGTAATCTCAGACCGACTGTTACGGCCACTTGTAATGCACCCTGCATTAGCTCTCCCCGTCCACCCCGCGTGGTCGCACACTATCGCCCCGAGTGTGGCCACCTGCAACGGTACGTACACACCCACATCACGATTGTGCTTGCTCCATGTATGGAGAAAACTCTATACGTGTTTTCTATGGATGCAGGCAACGCACACACCTCCTCCGCGTGGTCTCATAGGGCATACGGATCCATCACAGATCCCATACACAAGTCGCACCTAGAGGTGCTCAACGGCCCTTATGGGTGCTCTAAGAAGTTCTGGTACAAGCGCACACACACCGCGATCCGTGAGGTAACCGGGGGGCGCGCAGCGCTGGGGACCGCTACGCATGAGGTGTTGCGCGTAGCGCTCACCAGCACGCGCAGCGGAGCGCGGAGCTGGGAGTCTGAGATCCGCGAGGCGTTGGCTGAGCTGGGCCCGATCGAGTGGTATGACGATGACCCCGAGCGGCTCATCGTGGATCGCGCGGCGATGGTGCGGGGCGTACTCGCGGAGCTCTCCACGTGGGTGCTCCGCGTGATCGCGGTGGAGGCGGCGTTCATCGCTCCGTGCGATCGGTACTGGCTGAGTGGACACATCGATCTCATCTATGAGCCGCTCGCGAGCCCTGGAACGATCGCCATGGCGGACTGGAAAACAGGGGCTCAAAAGCCCGCTCAGGTGGAGCTGGATCACGGCTGGGAGGCTGGGATTTATAGCGCAGCGCTGCGTGATGGATATTTTGTGGAGGGGCGTGGGCGAGCGCGCGAAGTGATCGAGCGGGAGCTCATCGAGCACGCGATCGCGGGGGGCGGAGTGACGCCCACGCACGGGGTGTTCCCGTCGCAGATCCACCAGGTCCAGTTGACGGACTATGTCCCGTATCAGCGCGCGGGCTCGCGCTGGGTGTGTCGCCCCGAGGATCTCAAGGTGTTCGGTTATCCCGAGCCGATCGATCACTACTATCGCAAGGGGGATCGCCGCGGCGGGGCGTGGATGCCTGTGGCGCTGCGGGAAACGGATCTCACGCGGCTGGTGTCGAGGCTGCGCGCCACCGTGGGCCCGGTGCGGATGGGGGCGTTCCCCGATCGCATCACGGAGCTATGCGCGCGGTGTGCGTATCGGGGACCGTGTTTGACGGGGGGCTATGAGTTTCGAGGGACGGACGATCAGACAGCGTTGAGAGCGCTCGCGGAGCTGGGAGACACACTATGAGCGGCGATCAGTTGGCAGTGGTGGACGGGGCGAGCGGGGGGCTGGATGAGCTGTTAGAGGCGTTCCCCGATGCACCCGATGGATACTCACACGCGGTGGGCGGGGACAAAATCCGCATCCCCCGCAAGATATTCAACACACCAGGGCTCGATGCCAAGGGGGAAAAGATCCCCCCTAACGTCTATTACGACACGGTGAGCGAACAGTTCACGCCCACCGTGACGGCGGTGTTAGTCGACACTCGGGGCTCCCGTGCATGGACTGAGTTTCTGGAGGGTGAGGACCGTACTCAGGTCATCTGTAAGTCTAACGATGGGATCCACGGTACGCTTACAGACACGGGTGAGGTGCGCGCGTGTGACGGGTGTCCCGATCGTGTGTGGTACACCACCCCTAAGGGGAAACGCGGGGTGCATTGTCACGATGTATACGAGGTGTTCGGGGTGGACCTGGACACCTACACGCCGTTTATTGTCACGTTCAAACGCACCAGCGAACCCGCGTGGATCTCGCACCTCAACAAACATCACATTCTCAAACGCAAGGCCACCCGCACCCGCCCCGTGGGCAACCAGCCGCTGTTTAGTTACAAGGTGAAGTTAGCGCTCAAGCTGTCGGATAACGGCAAATACGCTACCCCCGTGCTGGATGTGGTGGGGGTGATGCAGGTGGAGGAGGCAAAGCGTTGCCTCGATGTGATCACGGCCCTCCGCGAGGCGATGCACGCGGGGCGGGTGGTGGAGACTGAGGACACTTCGTTTGACCCTAACGAGTTCCAGGCCACCTAACATGAGCACCCCACGCGTGGTGAGTATGGCAGTGATGGGAGCGCGCGGAACCACCATCATCCGCATCAAGGTGACGGGCTATGAGGGGGATACGTTTTTCGCCCAGGGCTACGGGGTGGACGATCGGATCGCCGCGTTCTCACTCGGGGTGTTGAGCGAACTACTCATCCGTCGCACGGGCTCCGATGAGCCGATCGCCGCCGCACGAAAGGCGTTAGGCATATGACCACCCCGACCACCCCGACCACCCCCAGCACCATCGAGGGGGAGCTCACCAGGTGGATCGCCCACGGGGTCCATGGGTGGGGCGTGGGCGTGCTGCGAGCGGCGGCGGGCCCCGATGCGGCGATCGTGGGGCTATTGCCTGGGGCTCGCCCTGGTGATCACGTGGTGGCCCAGGGCGCGTGGGAGGAACACCCGCGCTATGGAATCCAGTTCACGGTGGCGCGTGCGGAGCTCAGCGCGCCCACCTCGATGGATGGAGCGTGCGCGTGGCTGGTCCACACCCTACCGGGGGTGGGCCCGTCCCGCGCGCGCGCACTGTTAGAGCACTTCGGAGGAGCGGCGGGGCTGTGGGCGGTGTTCGATGCGGACACCGCCCACGCCGTGGCGCGGCTGAGCGAGGTGATCGGGATGACCCCGATGCGCGCCCAGCTGATGGTGGAGGCATATCGAGGCGTGAGGGCTAGCAGGGAGGATCAAGTGATGATGACAGGCTGGGGGATGACTCCCCATCAGATCGCGAGGTGCGCGGAACAGCGAGTCACCGCGGAGGACATCCGCGCGGATCCGTATGTGTTGCTGCGCGAAGTTCCGGGGTTTGGTTGGCATCGCGCGGATCTCATCGCTCGCCGCAGCGGGATCCCCGCGGATGCTCCCACGCGCATCGATGCGGGGATCGCCCATGCGATCGAGGTGCACCACTCGGAGGGCCACACCTGGATGCGCGCGGGGCTGTTCCAGCTTGCGGTGGAGGCTCTGTTAGGGGTGGATCGTGAGCTGGTGTTTGCGGGGCTCACGCGCGCGATGGATCGCGGGCTGTTAGTGCGACGTGGGCCGTGTGTGTATTCGCGGCGGAGTGATCGATGTGAACACCTACTAGCGGAGGCGATTCGTGAGCGCGTCTAGTCCGACCCCCACCACCACCCCCATCCTCGATCCGTCGCAAGCCGCCGCAGTGGAGGCGATGCTCACCCGTAACTTGCTGGTGGTCACTGGTCCCCCAGGGAGCGGCAAAACAACCACCGTCCGCACCGCGCTCGCCGCGCTCCCACCGGGGGCGGAGGTGTTGCTCGCCGCGCCCACCGGCAAGGCTGCGCGGAGGCTCGCCCAGGCCACCGATCGCCCCGCCACCACCATCCACCGCATGCTGGGCTACCGTGGCCCAGGGGCGTGGGCGTACACGCGGGAGAATCCCATCCGCGCGGATCTGGTGGTCATCGATGAGTCCTCGATGCTCGACTATGAGCTGGCCCTCGCGGTGCTGTACGCGTGCCGTTTGACGCGGCTGGTGCTGGTGGGGGATGCGGACCAGTTGCCGCCCATCGGGCTCGGGGCTTTCTTTCGGGATCTCATCGCGAGCGGGGTTGCCCCCGTGGCAAGGCTCGCCACCCAGCACCGCGCAGCGGCGGGGAGCTGGGTGGTACGCAACGCTCCCCGAGTGCTCGCGGGGGAGGCGTTAGAGCTCACCGCGGACACGTGGCATGAGTGCGACTCCGCCGCGGAGGTGACGGAGCGGGTGGTGGGGCTCACCGCCGCCGCCCCCGCCCAGGTGATCGCCCCCATGCACTCGGGGGCTTGCGGGATCACGGAGCTCAACGCGAGGCTCGCGGGCTCGCGGATGATCGAGGTGGGACACCGTGTCATACAGACGCGCAATAACTACGATCTGGATGTGATGAACGGGGAGATCGGCGAGGTGGTGGAGCTGGGCGCGGACGGGGCGGCGGCGGTGCGCTGGCTCGATCTAGACCGCAGCACCCACCACTCACCCCGCGAGGCTCGGGACCTAGAGCACGCGTATGCGCTCACGGCCCACCGTGTCCAGGGGTCAGAATACGATCGCGTGCTGGTGGTGGTGCATTCGTCACACGTTCACATGCTCGATCGGACGATCCTGTACACCGCGATCACCCGCGCGAAACAGGGGTGTGTGCTGGTGGGCGATGCCAAGGGGCTCCGATACGCGCTCAAGTCCATGGGCTCGCCGCGGCTCACGGGGCTCGCTGCGCGGCTCAGCGAGGCGATCGCATGACCGCCCACCACCGCACCCCCGAGCCCGCCCACCCGACCGCCGCCGCCGCCCCGGTAGCGATCACCATACGCAACTGCGAGGCGGCAACGGGGATGACTTGGGCGGCGGCCAAACGGTTTGCACGCGCGCGCGGGGTGCCGATCGCGCGGGTGCACCATCGATGTGATGCGATCGATGGGGCGGCGTTCGCGGCTGCACTGCGGGCGGCGGCGGGGGAGACACGCAGCACCCCCCGCCCCGTGGTGCGCGATGAGTACGATCAGATCCTGGTGGACTGCGGAGTGCTGCGGTGACTCGCGTGACGGTGCTCGCGGCGATGTCCGCGCGCGGGGAGCTCACCCAGGTCCGCGCGGACTGCGAGTGTTTCGAGCGGCGAAGGGTGATCGCGGAGCTGGTGGGGTGGCTGTATCCCAGCGTGTTAGACGCGGAGATCCGCGAGATCCGCCGCATGGCCACGACGCCCCATATTCGTTTGACAAAAGTAACGCGCCGTGATATCCTAAAGTAGCCCTGGGCACTGGGCCCGAACGGAGGAGCCGATGAGGTTAGTGGTGGTTGAGTCACCCTATGCGGGTGATGTAGTCAGAAACACACGCTACTTGCGAGCGTGCTTGAGGGACTGCCTAGACCGCGGCGAGGCTCCGTTTGCCTCACACGCGATCTATACGCTCCCTGGTGTGCTCGATGACTTGATCCCCGAGCAACGCGAGCGGGGGATCGCCGCGGGGTTTGCGTGGCGAGCACACGCGGCGGTGGTGTGCTTCTACACGGATCTCGGGTGGTCCCCTGGGATGGTGGCGGCTCAGCTCACCGCCCAGCGGGACGGGCTCACCTGTGAGGTTCGCAGACTGGGCGCGGACTGGGGATGCACGCCCTAACGGTGGTGGAGTTTCGTTTGACAAAACTCCCGCACCGTGACATGCTTAGATAGCCCTGGGCACTGGGCCCAGCCCGCCCCGACACTGCGCACACGCACCACCAGCGCCAAAACGCACACGGGCGGTGGGGTCCACACCCACCGCCCGCCCACCCCGCCCCCCGCCCCGCCGCTCACCTCCCGCCGCCGCGCTCCCACGCCATGCGGAGGAGCTCACTCATCGAGGTGTTAGCAGCCTCCGCCGCAGCCTTGAGCCGGTCGTAATCCTCGGGGCTGAACCGTACCCCCACCACCCGCTCCGCCGCCGCTGCGGAGAGCCTGGGGCGCCCCTTCGCTTTGGGCGCGAGGCGGCGAGCGCACACCGGACACGTGGGGGCGGTGTCGAGCACCTCATCGCACAATGACCCCTCGCTCACCCGCCCGCACATCGCAGTGTCGCCGCCGTCCGCGCTCGCGTGGGTGAGGAGCGGTCCGCTCCCGATGTGGGTTTGTCCCCGCCCCCGCGCTGCGTACGCACCCGCTAGGACTCCGTGTACTGTTACCGTGGGCTTGGTTGCTGTTGCCGTGTTGCTCATGTACTTAGACTGTCACGGTGCGTTAGTTTCGTCAAACAAAAATAACGCACCATCACGGCACCACCACCGCGAACGTGTAACCGTTGCCCCCGCCGATGAGCTGTACGTCCGATCCCGCCACCAGCTCCACCGCAAGAGCGCGCGCGGCGATCTCATGCTCGGGGAACTTGGGGAGCTGGCCATTCTGCGTGGGCGCGCACACGTGGAGCCTCTTGCGCCCATCGGAGCATCGAGCCTCGATTACGTGCTGGGTTTGGCGATTGAGGTAGTTCCGCGTGCGGATGAGGAGCGTGTTAGCCATGTGTTTAGACTAGCCCGGTGCGTGCGTTTCGTCAAACGAATAAATCGACACCCGATGCGCTCATTTATGTTTGACGAAACTCAGGCTCACGCTAAGATATAGACATGAGCAACGCAGTAAACAACGAGCTAACGAACTTCGCCGCCGCCATCCGCATCGCCGCCGCCGCCCCCGCGACCGCAAAGTTCCACGGTGAGCTGGCGTTCATCGGCTCAATCAAGCGCGAGTGGTTCCCCCGCACGGACCGCGCCACGTTCGACGCGATGCTCATCGCCGCCATGCAGGAGGGGCTCCTCCGCCTCAGCCGTGCGGACCTGGTGGGTGCGATGGATCAAGCCCTGGTGGCTGCGAGCGAGGTGCGTTTCATGTCCGCGGAGTTCCACTTTGTGGTGCTCGGGGCGTGAGCGGGGGACGGGGTGGGCCACGCCGCCCCGTCGCATTTTTGTTTGACGAAAGTCAGAACGCTGTTAGAGTAAAGACATGGACGGAGCGAACAACAGAGCGCGATACGAGGTGACGCTGCGGGGGATCGGCTGGGGCGAGGCGGTGGATCAAGAGGCGATCCACGCACACGTGCTCCCGTCCACCTACACAGGGACGGTGCGGGCCACCTCGGAGGAGCACGCGATCGATATCGTGATGAACGCGCTCACACGTAACACGGGGTACGCGATCACGGAGTGTGTGGGGGCATACGCACGCAAGCGGTGAGCCTGGGCGGCGAGCCCCCAAACGACTACACCCACCCCGCCGCGAGGCTGAGGTGGGTGTAGTCGTTTGGGGTGGGGCTGGGCCCACTGAGCTGGGCCCAGTGCCCAGGGCTACTTAAGTTTGTCACGGTGCGTGAGTTTTGTCAAACGAAACTCACGCACCGGGCTAGCGGCATGTTCCGGGGTACTCTTGCGAGGAGCCGCCCCCGCCGATCCACACGGAGCACGCGGAGCCAAATGCGCACGGGGGCGGGTTGCCATCGCTGGTCATGTGGAGGGGCTCATAGGGAGACTGTGAGCACGTTTGAAGGTTCCCCGCCCAGCGGATGGACACCACCAGCCCTGGGACGTTGGTGGCTGAGCCCGTGCGGACCACATCATCACAGCCCCAGATCTCGGGGGAGGTGGTGGCTCCCGAGGTGGATTTGCCGATGCGACAGAACGGGCCCCACGGGAACGGGTGAACACCGCCCGCACCACCCGCACCACCCGAGCCCGCGCCACCAGCACCACCCGAGCCCGCGGCGAGCGAGCCCGCGCCCGCACCACCCGAGCCACCCGAGCCACCAGCACCCGAGCCCGCGGCGAGCGAGCCCTCGCCACCAGCACCGCCCGCACCGCCCGCACCACCCAGGCTACCCGCACCACCCGAGCCCGCGGCGAGGCCACCCGCACCACCCGCGCCACCCGCACCCGCGGCGGGTTTAGTTACGGGGGTGGCGGGCTTGGGGGCGGGAGCGGGAGCACCAGCGGCGGCGGTGATCGCAGTGATCGGCGAGGTGTCGCCGCTGTCACCATCGAGCTCCACCTCGGGGGTGATGATTCCACCGCCCCCCGCGCTGGTGCTGGTGGGCTCGCACGCGGCGGCGGCGAGGGACACGAATAGGAACGCGTGGCGGTACTGCATCCCGCGATCTTCCCCAGGATCGCGTGTATGCTGCTAGCCCCGTGCGACACCCCCACGACTGCGAATATTGCATACCCCTGGGTGAGTACCTGGAATACGACCTATACGCGTGCAACGTCAGCACGCTCGCAAGGGGGTACACCTTGATCGCCCGATTCGGAGAGGCGGGAGACTTTCTCTCCCTGTGGGCGAGCATGGTGGATGAGCGGCACCACCCCGCGCTGGTGGAGGCGTTGCGTGTCGCTCGGGGGCGTGGGCTGGTCTAGGCATCCGCCTCCACCACGACATACAGGGGCCCACCCTGCACCCAATCCACGCTCTTGACCGCCGCATACGCGACATCGTTTTTCGCAAGCATCGGGCTGCGCTCAAGACCAGGTGCGTGGAGGTTGAGGAACCATGTACGCATGTCCTCCGCGGTGAGCGTGGCGAGCCCATCCGAGCGGGGGGCGCGGAGCCTGGGATCCTGTGGGTCCGTGATGATAGGGGTGGGCGCGGGCTCGGGTGGTGGCGTCTCGCCCTCGGGTGGGACCATAGGCGGCGGGTTCTCCACGATGAGATACAGCGGCGCCCCTGGTTGCCATTCGAGCCGCCGCGCGGCGAACAGGTAGTCACCAGGGACCAGCTTTGCCACCACCACCGTGTTGCTGAGATCTACGCTCCGTAGGTTGACAAACCACGTTTGCGCATCCTGGGCGTTTACGGGGTTTGAGCCACCCGAGCGGGGACCGTACAGCCGCGGATCGTTGGGGTCCGTGATGGAGCCGAACACCGGGGCGGGCGGCGGCGGTGGGGGCGGCGGCGGTGGGGGCTCGCACACCGGGGGCGGCGGCGGGGGCGCGGGATGGGCGGAGGCGGTCTTACGAGGTAGCTTCATGCGCACATTCTATCGCCTCTTGACAAAAAAGCCGCGGCGATCGTTAGACCGCCGCGGCTCCATGTTTTCCCTATGTCAACAGGGGATGATTAGACACCGTAGTGTCTTTAGCCCCCGCTCATGGGGTGATTATGGAATCTATGGACCAGCGATTCCCCCCTGTTTTGCGGGGTTTTGCGGTGGTTTTGAGGGTGCCGAGATTCCATGGTGGAGTTTCAGTCATACCCCTGTTTCTGCGGGGATTTGGGGGGTGCGGCGGGTGACCATCGTGCGCGGTGTCTTTATGGGTCTAATCACCACCGCAGCCACGGGGCGGAGCCGCAACTCAGGGATCAGCTCATCCATGGGGACTAGGGTGAGCTGTTCGGTAGCGATGATGATGTCCGCGCGGCTGCGGTAGCCCTCGATGAGCTCCGTGGAGGAGTGCTCTGTGCGCGCGCGGATGTAGGAGTCCGGCTTGCCGGTGGCGAGCGCCCAGGTGATGAACAACCCACGCAAGTCATGTCCGCGCACACGGAACTGTTGACGTGCGGGATCGTGGTCGAACAGCTCCGCGCGGGTGACTCCCGCATGCCACAGGTAGCGGCGGAAAGTCACCGCCTCATCTGTGGCTGGAAACGTGGTGCGGAAGATAGGCGAGGAGTCGGGTTCACCTGGGCGGAACCGCTCGCGGTACCTGGTGAGCGCGGAGTAAACCCCCTCATTGAGCGTCCATCGGAGGCGTTTGCCGGTCTTGCAGCTGTATGTGGTGCCAAACGCCACCCCGTTCACACACTGGATGTCCGACCACCTCATCGCACGCGCCTCGCTGATTCGGATACCTTCGCGGGCTAGGAAGCAAAAAAACACACGATCGTGTACGGAGAGGGTTTGACATCCCCCGAGGTGCTCATCGTCCCGAGGTTCCAGACATGCGTTTACCCGATCCTCCTCCTCGGGTTTAGCGGCGGCGGAGTTGGGGCGTGTCTCCACACACTGCAACGGATACTCACACAGGGACATCACCTGCGTAAACCGCCGCCACGTGAGGAGCCGGGAGGACTTGGCGAGGTGGGCGGCGAGGGGCGAGGTAAAGACTTTATTGAAGTGCTCCACGCGTATGTGCTTGGCGAGTAGATCGCCCACCTCGGGGATTACATACAGCTCCATATCCCGCTTGATCGCCGCTGCGCGCTTTTGGCGTTTCACCTTGGGGTGGTACTTGGAGATCTCTCCCGAGAGCCACCAGCCGATGACTTGGCGAACGGTGGGATCTCCATACACCTTACCCTCCACCAGCTGGGCTACCCCCGTAGCGGCGGCGGCGGCGGCGATCTCAGGCTTGGCGAGATCCCGCTCGCGAATGCGCTCCCAGGTCCCAGGGAGCTTTTCAGGATCCACCCCGCGGGTGCGCTCCACCAGGGTACTGAGCACCGCGGCGAGATCCCCGCGCTGCATCGTCCCACCGCTAAACAGCTCCCGCGCGTACCTGGTGAGGTGCGTTTGCAGCTTGGGGATGGTGGCGTCCCCCTCGGGGCGGAGGGTGTTCACGGAGATCTTGACCCCTCCTCGGAGGGAGATCCGAATCACCACCTCACCCGTGGATGTGACTTTCTGAGTTCCAGTTGCTGGGCGTGCCATTGTCGTGTGACTCCTAACGGACCCCCAAGCGCGGGGGCTCCCGAGTCATACGCTATGGTGAAAACTCCATATGGTCAAGTCCACACACCCTCGCGGCTCAGCACCCGTCACCATCGCGCACGTTGTACGCGGTGAGCAGTATGCGCGGGGGGCTGTAGGGGTGCACAGGCTGGTCACCGATCGCGCTGAGGTTTGACCAGTCAACCCCCGCACCGCTCACGCGCTCGCCCAGCCACACGCGGGATCGTGCCGACTCGCGTGCGAAGCGATGTCCAAACGTCGAGGCGATCGTGCCATCGCCCCCGAGGTGATCGCAGATATTCGGGACGGGAACGAACGCCTCGATCGCGTGCTGCGTGAGGTACGCGCGGATCCGCTCATCGTCCCACGCGCCCCACACGCCGCCCATTTGGGGCTCGCGATCGTCCACCCAGGCGATGAGCTCCGCGCCCATCTCGCGAGGCAACATGAGGCATTGCACGAAGTGGAGATCGCGGGTGCACGCCCATCGTAGCCCCTGGGCGTGTGCTAGCTCCACCTGATCGCGGGGGAGCCACCCAGCGATGGGCGCGCTGGGCCGTACCGCTGCGAGATGGTTGAGCGTGGCGCGGAAGTCCGCGCACACCGCGATGTCATCCGCGAGGATCGCAACGTGCGTCACACCAGGCTCGACACACAGATCCCATGTTGATCGCCACCCATGCCAGCACCCCCGCCGCTCGCGGTCCAGGTAGACGTGCACACGGCCCCCCACGCGCTCAACCAGCCGCGCGCAGTGGGCCCCGCGCTCCTCAACAGTCATCACCCCGATCGCGACGCTACTCATGCGAGCAAACAACACAGATCCGGGGCTTGCCAGTCCGCGGGTGATGGGACTGAGCCTGCATACGTGGTGGTGGTGATGGCAGACGAAACCCCCGAGGTTTGCAACGTCAACCCCATCTGGTTATCCCCACGCACCGCAAGCGTAGTGGGCTGGGTGGTGGCGAGGCTTACGCGAAGGCCCACCCAAAGGAAGGTCCCCGCGGCGATCGAACTTGACTGCGATGGGTTAGTTGTACCCTTACGCGAGTTGGGGCCTGTATTGAACAGATCCAACGTATCGAACACAAACAACACTGTGAGCGTTTGGCCTGTGCCGTTCGGCTGCAACGGTGAACTTGCCACGCATGCTTGAGCGCTCTGTGCACCAGATCCCGCCGCGATCATATAGGTGGATATGGACTTGACGATCTGGGGACTGAGCACCTGTCCGATGTATATCCAGTGGATGTTATCCTTCACGATCGTGAACGGTGAATAGATGTCCGCGGGGAGCACGGAGCGGAAGCCTTTGCGGACATCCTGATCGATCGCTGGGGCGCGGCTCAGCAACAGCCGATCGGACGCAGCCATAAAGCCATCGACTGAGGTGCTCGCGAGCGCTGGCATCGCGTGCACGTGATCGCTGCGTGGGTGCGTGTTTGCCGAGCCTGCAAACTGTGCGCTTCCGATGCTGAGCGATGCCGGCAACCCTGGGGCGCTAAACGCCGCCGTGGCTGCACCCGTGGCGATGAGTGCCGATCCCGCCGCGGGGGCGCTACCCTGGATTCTGACTGAGGTTCCAGCATCGATCGCGAGCGCGGGTGCGGCGAGCCCCGTGTCCGCCACGGGTTTCCAATACGGACTATCAGGGTTATATGAGCTGTTACCGCGACCACACACCCACTGGACACTACTGTTCGTGGTGAGCTTGAACGTTGCGCTAGTGGGCCATACGCCACCCGCTGAATAAGGGGGCTGGATGTGGCTGGGCGAAGTGGGCGTGATGGTGACGGTAAACCCGTTGTCCGTCTCAGTGTCGAGCCCGAACACTACACCGCGCAGCACCTGCTCACTGCTAGGGGGTGAAACGAGCGTGAGGCTCGCGTTCGCACCCGTCACAAGCGATGAGACGTTATAGATCCACCCCGGATAGATGGTGGTTGGGGCCACGGTATCGCGTGGCCAAATCTGCGGCGCCCCTGGATTCTCAGCGAACAACCCACTTGCACCTGCCACGGGACGAAACTCGCGATTACAGTACGCCACACCAGCGGGACCCGTGCGCACGATGAACGTAGCCCCGTTGAGCAAGTTCGCGTACGCCCCGAGATACGCACCGGACAGCCGCAGATCGAGCTGCCACGGTGTTCCCACACTACCGGGGGCCATCGCTTCGTATAGGCCACAGTTTGCCGCAGCCTCAAACAGCACCAGGACCAGATTGCCCAGCGCTATAGCAACACCATCGATCGAAAGTGCCCCGTTCGCGTTTGCTGTAAGCCGCGGCTGGTTCGTGGTGATCGTGGTGGCGGTATACGCGGGGAGCGTGGTTGCGGTGGCGAGTCTCGCACTGATCTCGACCACCGCCCCCGTGGTGAGCTTGTCCAGAGCGGTCTTGTCCGTCGCGGACATGAATCCCGCGACCGTTTGACTCGCCACGGCATGCAGACCGCCCGCAGTCTGCGCGCCGTGATCGTGCGCGTGATCGGCGCGTGCAGCGGTGGTCCCCACGCCCACGGTATTTGCAACACCCACCGCGACGGGTGCAGTGCTCGCGAGCGCGGCGGCTCCCGTGGCCATCCCATCGAGGCGAGTTTTGTCCGCCGCGGACATGAAACCATCCACCGCGGTGGTCACCAGAGCAGGCATCGCGTGTGCGTGGTCGGAACGCGGGATCGTCACCGCGACACCCGCCGCGCTCGCCCCGCCCACGGTGAGCGCTACGGGTGCGGCGGTGGCTGGGAGCGCGTGAGTGTGATCGCTCAGGGCTAGCGTAGCGGCGGAGCCCGCTGCGTTTGCACCCGCGAGCGTGAGCGCCACCGGGGTCCCAGCGGCGGGGAGCGCGTGAATGTGGTCCGCACGGACCAGCGAGGTGGATGCACCCGCGCTACTCGCCGCGCCCATCGTGAGGGATGCAGGGGTTGCCACCAGCACCGCGTGGCGGTGGTCCGATCGTGAGGCGGTGACAGCCGCGCCCACGGCTCCCGCGGTGGTGTCCAGGCTCACGGGGGTGGATCCGCCCACCGCCGCCGCCCCGTCCGCCATCGCATCGAGGCGGATCTTATCCGCCACACCTGCGATCCGCTGGAACGTGAGCGCGGTGGTTCCGAGGGTGATCGGCTGCGGGGTGGTGAGTTGCCACGTGGTGGCGATCTCCCCCGCCGCTCCCTCGCTCACATAGAACATGAGCCCCGTGGTGACTTTCGCGGAGGTGTCCGCATCGGTGGCGCGGCTCCACGCACCCGCCGCCGCCACATAGATCCCATTGTTTGCCGCTACGGACTGTCCCACGCACCCCACGCGGTCCCCCGCCGCTGGGGTAACGCCGCTCACGGCTGCGAGCCCCGAGAGCCCCACGTTGCTGGTAGCCACCAGCCTAACGGACTGTTTGATGTCTGACGTTTGAACAGTCAGATCTAAATACGCGCGGGTGACTGCGTCTTGTGCAGCGGTGGGATCGCCCACCCCCGTGATCCGCTGCGCGTTCACCGCGATCGGGGTGGCGGCGGCGGCGAGCGCGGTGAGCGTGACATCCGCCCCGGTGGCGATGGTGTTGAGTTTGGTTTTGTCCGCGGCGGATGAGAATCCATCCACGCTAGGGGTCACAAGCCCAGGCATCGCGTGGGTGTGGTCCGAGCGGACCAGGGTGGAGGCGGAGCCCGCCGCACCCGCACCACCCACGGTGAGCGCCACGGGTGAGCCCACTGAGACCTGGTGGCGGTGGTCTATGCGTGAGCCCGTGATCCCCGTTCCAGCATCACCCGCGGCGGTGTCGACTATCGCGGGGAGCGTGCTCGCGAGAGCCGCCGCCCCAGTGGCGATCCCATCGAGTTTGGTTTTGTCAGTGGTGGACAGAAACCCCGCGACCGCACCCGTAGCGGTGGCGTGCAGCGTTCCATCCGTTTGAGATCCGTGGGCGTGAACGTGGTCCGCGCGTGCAAGCGGGGTCGCTACACCCACGGTCCCCGCCGCGGCGATCGGTGCGGGGGTGGTGGAACTCAGGATCGTGGTCCATGCCGCGGCGGCGGTCCCAGTGGCCACCAGTGCTTGACCTGAGCTGGGCGCGGCGGCGGTGGCGATGGCCACGATGGTGGTCGCGGTGCGGAGCCCGCTCGCCGTGCGGTCATCGGAGAGCCGTGCGTCCGAGCCCTGGGCAAACGTCCCGCTGGTGGAACCAAACGCGGGGAGCGCGTGGGTGTGGTCGGATCGAGCGAGCGAGGTGGCGGAGCCCGCGGCATTCGAGCCGCCCACCGCGAGGGCCACGGGTGTCCCCGCGTTCACCTGGTGGGCGTGGTCGGACCGCGCAACGTCGGCAGCCACACCCGCGGAGCCGGGGGAGGCGATCGCAGCCTGGGGGATCGCGTTGCTCGGAGCGGCGGCTCCCGTGGCCACCCCATCGAGTTTGGTTTTGTCCGTGGCGGAGAGAAACCCAGCAACGGCCCCCGTGGCCACCGCGTGGAGCGTGCCATCCGTTTGAGCTCCGTGGGCGTGGGTGTGATCGGAGCGCGCGATCGTGGTGGCCGCACCCGTAGCTCCCGCGATCGCCACCTGGGGCGGCGGCGAGGCGGCGAGGTTGAGGGACTGCCACGCGGCGGCAGTGGGCGAGATCGCCACCAGGTATTGACCAGCGACGGGAGCCACCGCGGCGGACACATCCACCACCCCCGTGGTGTCGCGGAGCCCGCTCGCCGTCCGGTCATCGGAGAGCCGTGCATCCGAGCCCTGAGCGAAAGTCCCGCTGGTGGAGCCGAACGCGGGGAGCGCGTGGGTGTGGTCCGCTAACGCCACCGCGAAGCTGGTCCCCGCGGCGTTCGATCCGCCGGGGGTGAGGTTTGTGGGGGTGCCAACGGAGATCGAGTGCTGGTGATCGGAGCGTGCGGCGGTGGTGCCGATACCGGGGGCTTGGGCGAGATCCGCGCGGATGTTTGTGGGGATGTCCGTGAGCCCCGCGAGCCCCGCCGCCCCCGTGGCTACGGTGTCGAGTTTGGTTTTGTCCGCCGCTCCGAGGAAACCGCTCACGGTGGGCGTGGCAAGCCCAGGCATCGCGTGGGCGTGGTCGGACCTAGCCACCGTGATCGCCACCCCATCGCTCGCCGCCCCGCCCACTGCGAGCGCTACGGGGGACCCCGAGGGGTGGGCGTGAACGTGGTCCGCGCGTGCGAGCGAGGAGGAGGAGCCGATCCCCGCGCTCGCCCCGATCACCACGGGAACTGGGGCGGCGGTAGCCACCAGGTGCGCATGGTCCCCGCGTGCAGCTTGCGGGCCCGTCCCTGGGGTGCCACTCGCCACGCTCACGGGGGCGGGTGTGACATCGCTCAGGGTGATCCCGAGCCCCGCGTCTACCCAGATCGCGTGATCACTCGCCACCGCCACCAGCACCGCACCGGGGTTAGGTGGCGCGGAGTCTCCGATCTGTACGGCCCCCGTGGAGGTTTTAAGTGCGGTGGCTGTGGTGCTCCCCGCGATCGCATCTAGAAAAGACATTGTGTCACCTAATAGTTGCGTGGTCCGGGATCTACGAAACTGTAATCAAGCGCGAAAACGCGAAGGGTACACCCTGCACCACTGTCAGATTCACACATGAGTGCGATCTCATACGTCTCATCTTTGGACACTGCGAGATTACCGAATGACCGCGTTCTATTTGCGGCATTCGGACCAGCAGTGAGAGTCTCAGCGTTTGAGTCAACAATCGTGTGGGTGGGGACGCCTGTACTGGCAAAGTCTATCGCGTGGCGCTGCATCAGCCGGACCGTGTAATGCACGTTAGAACCTGCACCGCCTGAGAACGCCACTAGCTTGATCCGCACCGCCCCGAGCGTCCCCCCGTGAGGTGCGCTCACGACAAATACACGCTCAGCCCCTGGGGAAAGCTCTTGATACTGTCCGTGCAGGATCGAGCCTCCACCCTGCGCAACGCTGATCGCCTTCGTAATCGTTGGAGGTGTTTGATACTTGAAAGCGCCGCTGGTCACCACATCGGCGGCTGCAACAATATTGGCCGTGAACGTGTTGAGCTGTGTGAACGTGTTTGGTGCATTCACCTGGGCGGCGTGGTCCGTGTATGTCTTGAGAAACGCGGAGCGGTTTGTGAGCTTTTGAGTGAGAGCCTCCACCACCTCCGCCGCATCCGCGCGTGAGTCCGTTCCCTCGGGGACAGTGATATCAGGATCAAACGATGGGGATTCTGTGAGGATCTTAGCCATGGTATCAGCCCGTAGAAACAGGGATATTGATCACGATGTCTGCGGTGTCCCAGGTCCCTGACTCGTTCCAGGTGTTTTCCGGGGGGTAATCCCAGAGCTCCGCCCCCGAGGGGATCACCTTTACCGATCCGAGGATGTGAGCCGCTATCCAGTCCCGCGGAATGATCACCACATCCACGGGGTCAATCACATCGTCGGTATAATAGAGTAGCTCCCATGCGGCCCACTGGGCGGTGCTCGGGAACCCCGCCACCGCGCGCGTAATGGTGCCATCGGGAGCCATGAGAAACCGCATCCCGGAGCGGTAGACCAAATGAATGGGGAAGCTGTTAGGCGCGTAGTGATACCAGAGTTGGTTGAGCAGTGCGTAAGGTCCCCCGCGCGTGGCGTGATCTGTCCACCAGCGCGTGAGCCGTTGCGCGTAGTTCTCATCCGCCTCATACAGCCCGCGGCGGATCCGTCGCTCCGCCCCGATGAGCCCCAGCGATTCCATACTGTAGACACCGGGAAACCTGAGCTTGACCCCCGCCACGATGCCATCACCCAGCGCGTCAAGCTGCACCGCGATCGCATAGAGCAGCTTTTCCGCGATCCCATGCTGCAACCACGGGGGCGCGGATTTGCGGATCGTATCCCGGTGGGTGACGATGATGGCATCGGGGAGCGTGGTCACGCGCGGTACCCCTGGGGCGGTGGGACCTGGGTGATTGTCCAAGTGGTCCCCGCAGCGATGAGCACTTCCGTGGGGGCGAGCGCGGTGTCCCCCGTGGGGGCGCTCATCGCCACGTGATAGATCTGGGGGAGCGTATCGAACACCGCCGCGCGGATCGCATCGAGGTACACCACCCCGAGGTTTCCGCCCACGGGCTGGGCGTTCACGAATGCAATCACGGCTGCGTCTAACATCGCCTCAATCTCCGCTACCGTTAGACCCGAGGTGTTATACATGAACACCTCCGCAGCCACCGCGAGCGGGACCCCCGTGGAACTCAACACAATCGCGGTGATTCCCTGGGGAGCCGCCCACTGTTGCACCGCCTCATCCGCGAACGGGAGATCCGCGGGTGGAACCTCGCCCCCCGCGGTGGCGCAATATACATACAGCCGTCCGTATCCATCGGGGACCAAACGGATCCGCGTGATGCCTAGTGAGGTTCCATCCGCGCGGGTGGCGTTGCGGAGCGCGGAGCCGTAGGCATCCCACGGTCCCATGGGGCTGAGCGCGCCCAGTTTCTCCGCGCATCGCAGCTTAAGCGCATCGTCTGACTCATCGTTTGCACCCACTATCGCCGCGTCATTGACTGCGATGACACCTACTAGCGGTGTGACTAGCTTTGTGACATCTCCCGCGGGGGCGGTGGATGCAGCTCCCGGATCGGTCGCTACAATCGACACATCCAGGGATGACACGGGTGGGAGGAAAAACGCGGCTATGTTGCGGTAGGTGTGTCCGGTGGAGGTGCTCGCCACGATGAGATCCCCCGCATCCACGCTGTAAACCCCGCCCCCCGCGTTTGTGAGTGTCACCACCCCCGATGCATAAGACGCCTCGATCCGCTCCACCCCGTACACGTAGCGAGCCACCAGCGTGAGCCACGGTCCCACGCTCAACGCGAGAAACCCCGATCGCGAGATGTCCGCCGCTAGCACCGTAAACGCGCTCATGACCAGTGATGCACCCACGATCATGGTCCGCACCACGGACCCCGATAGCCACGCAGTGGTGTTGACCCCCAGGGCGGCGAGCACCTTGTAAATGGATGCCTGCACCTCCTCCCGCGTCATGGGGGTGGTGAGATCCTCGATGGTGGATTTAGCCATTGCGATTGATGCTCCCTAACAGTTGCACACCATCCCCTGTCACGAAAAACACCAGATCATACGGGGTGGAGGTGGGATCGCTAAGTGTGAGGGTGAGCGACACGGATATCATTCGAGTGTCAAACGACAGATCCGCCACCGCATCGAGCACACGCTCATCCTTCACCGCCTCCGCGCGGATCTGTCCGCTGAGCTGGGTGATCGTTTCGTCTGTGCTCCCGTGGTTCACGTAACCACGCAAGTCAAACCCGTAGTTAGCATCATCGATTACACCGCCGCGCGGGGTGATATATCTCCGCACCACCGCTTGTCCCACCGCGGTGGGCTTGCTGGGGTCCACCTCATCCATGCGCTCCGTCACATCAGTCACGCATGACAGATCCACGCCCCAGCCCAGGGCGAGCGGGGCGGTGCGGGGGAGCACGGGGAGCGCGGCGAGTTGCAACGCGATCTGGTCTGAAACAACGCTCACGGGGGCGGATCCTCCACGGGTGGATGGGGCGGAGCGATCTTGACGATGGAGCTCCCCGCGGTGATTTTGCCGGTGGCCTTCGTGGTGCTGGGCGTGGGGCTCCACACGATCGGATCGCCCCCCGCGGTCCCGCTCGGGAGTGTCACCTCCACCGCGTCCCCTTGGCGCGCTGCGGGCTCACCCATGGGACCCCCGAGCACCAGCACCTGGGGCTGAAACCCGCCCGCCCCATACGGAGCCCACGCGAGCACCACGGGCTGGGCGCGGTCCCCCTCGATGAATCCCACCAGACACTCCGAGCCCAGCGCCACGGTCCCCCAGGCCCCTGGGATCCCAGGCCACGCAGTGATCGGGGCTAGGTCCGGCAACCCCGCCGCCGCTCGCACCGCTTGCAGGCTCACGCGCCCATCCGTCCCCTGTGACACCACCCGATACTTAAACAGCCCGTGCTCACGCCCATCCGTCGCACGCTGGGCGATGGTGGTGAGCAGCCCCGCGAGCCTCCCAGGCTGCGAGCCCGCACCGCCCAGCCACGCCACGATCTTGAGCGCTCCCTCGCCGCCGATCTGCCATTCGAGTTCACGCACCACCCCCGGTGCATCAAGCCCCTGGGTGAGCGTGGCGGCGATGGGGACCGCGGTGGGCTCCGCAGCATCCAGCACCGCCACGCGCTCCGCGGGATCGTATGAGAGCACCTCATAGGCGGTGGCGGGCGGGGCGGTGGCTGGGCGCGGGCCCACTTGCGTCACCCCATCGAAGTCCACCCACCACGGGATCCCCTCGCCGCCGATCGCATCGGTTAGCGCGCGGGACGCCCACCCAGCGCGGCGAGCATAGTCCGCCCCGATGCGCTCAGCGCGCGGGATGAATCCCCCGAGCCGCTCCCCCGTGGCGCGGAGTAGATCCTCCACCACCAGCCGCGCTTTCACCCCTAGATCGTTGTGATAGCCCTGGGCGGCGAGGTTGTTAGACCAGCCCCCAGCCCCCGCCACGATCCGCGCGCTGCGGGTGAGTGCTTGCGTCCCATCGGACTGGGCAACCAGTGTGCCCACTAGGCGCGTGTGATCGCCTATCGCGAGGGTGATCGCGTACGGCTCCGTGGGGAGCGGCTCCGCGGTGGAGACTTTTACCTCCGCATGCCACGGTCCCTGATAGCCAATCACCACGCGCATCGTGGTGCAATCTCGCCCCGCTACTGTGACATAGCTCATGGATTACCGGGATCCTCCGCGAGCGCATCGCGTTGCTGTGTGAGTGCCCCGATATAGTCATCGCGGGGATCGGTGGGGGTAGCCTCCGCTGCATCGGGTTTGCCCACGGACTTTTTATGGACGCGAGACTCAATGCATTGAATCTCAATGATCCACACACCATCCTCCTCCTGTGAGGGCTGGTGCACCTCCTCGATTACACAGTGATGAATCCCCACCTCATCGAGTTGCGGGTGATAAATATCCAGCGTGCGAGCGGTGGGCCCGATCGGAGCCTGCATCACCAGCGGGCGGAACTTTGCCCAGTCTATCCAGTCCTTATCCGTGAGGAGCTTAAGCCGGATGGTGAAGTGGGAGAGCTTGATCCCGCGGTAGACCAGCAGAGCCCCGCTCATCGCGTAGCCCGCGAGTTCATCCCACTTACGTCCGCTTGACGCCCCCACGATCTCACACAGCCCAGGGGATACCACTCCCTTGAGCTTGAGCTTGTCCGTGGGCTGGGTGAGGGGATTCCAGCTCACGGAGCCCCACCAGCCCCCGCGGGCTCGGGAGCTCCGAGCTGCATAGCCACCCCTTGGAGGATGCGCTCTAGTTCGCGCTTGATCCCCTCCGCGAGATCGCGCGCATTGCCGCCCGCTCCGCCCATGTTGATCACGATCTCACCGATCGACACGCCCCCGCCCAGCCCGCCACCACCGCCGCCACGGGGTCCCGCGGGAGTTGCCGCAGCCGCCGCCACGGAGCCCTGGGCCTGATCGGCGTTAGAGTCCACACCGATCTTGAGCCCCAGCGCGATGTCTTTGCCAAACTGTTCAAACACCTTAGAGGGGCTGTGCGCTTCGATCTCTTTGGCAAAGTTGGTTTTGATGTCTTTTCCGAGGGTGGCGAAGTATTCGCCCACGGACTTTAGAGGGCCCAACAAGCCGTCTCGGATGGATCTCCCGAGTGCAGCCCAGTCCGTGTTTACCAGGAATCCGATCGCACTACTGATCGTGGTGAATGCGATCCCCAGCGCTGCGAGCGGGGCGAGGATCGGCGCGAGTAGCGCGGCAAAACCGCCGCCCACGCCGCCCAGGGATTTGCCAAGCGATTTGATCCCCTTCATTAGATTGTCGAATGACTTAGTCCAGTCCCCGCGAAACGCTGAGCGGATCGCGTTGCGGATCCCGAGGTAGGCGATCTGTAGCTGTAGAGCCTCAATGATCGCCTCTTGAAACAACCATTTGAGCGCGCGCTTTGCCACCGTGGCCCCATTCACCAGGGGCTGCACCACACCTGACAACAGCTTGCGGAGTGCTTTGCCTGCATACGTTTGCGTGCTCCACATTTCATTGAGCCCACGCTCCGCCTTTTGATACCCGCTGATATCCACATCATCGAACAGTGAGGCTTGAGATTCTTTGAGTTTCTCAGCCTGCACATTGATGTCATTCATTTGGGCGCGAACCACGCCCCCGAACTGTCCCTTCACCCGCTGAGCTAGGCGGTCCACATTGCCACCCGTAACAGCCACCGCACCCGCGAAATTCTTAAACGCGTTCGCCTGCTCCTCACCCGCCGCGCTCGCCACGATCGCGGTCCCTTGGAGTGCGGAGCGGAGTTTGTCTTGACGCGCACCAGCCATGTACAGATCGCGCGCGTACTGAGCCACGCGATCACGGCTGATAGACACGGAGGCGGACACCTCATCGATCGTCTTTTGAAGGTCCGTGGCTTTATCCGCGCCGATCCCATAGGTCATCGTGAGCGCGGTGCGGATCTTCGTGAGCCCCTCTAGTTGCAACAGCTGGGCCTTACGTGCGTTCGCGCTCGCGATCGCCAAGTGGGTGAGGGATGCGATCGCTTTTCCCGCCGCCACGCCGATCGCCACCAGGGCGGCGGCGAGTGCAGCTCCGAGCACCACGGGGTTGCTGAGGAGCTGGGGGAGCTTTGTGAGCCATCCAGCGAGGGAGGACAGTGGCCCGCCACCTGAGCTGAGCCCCTTCGTTACGTCGCCCAGCTTCGCAAACTGGGCGGTGAGCTTGCCCAGCACGCCCCCGTCACTCGGGAGCGCGGGGGGCTTAACGGTTTCTTGTTTGGGGAGTTTTGGAGGCTTGGGAACCTTGGCAAAGGTATCCCCGAGCCCCACGCGCTTAGCGGTGTTTCGCGCCACGCGATCCTGGGCGGCGGCGATCTCATCCCCGAGCCGTTTGATCTCCGCCGCGTTCGGAGCTTTCGCCCCGGATAGCTCCTCGATGGATGCGCGGAGGGATTTGAACTGAGCGGCGTTTTGGGGGGTTTCTTTCCCGAGGGCCTTGAGCTGGGTTTGAAACTGTTTGATCGAGGCATCGTTAGGAGCCTTGAGCCCCTTCATTGCCTTTTGCATGTTCGCGATCGCTGCGGTGTCTGCATCGATCTCTTTTTTGAGCTCCGCAAGCGCGTTCGCGGCGGACTCAGCGGGGCCACTGACCCCGTCCTCCATCTTGACGCCAAATGAGACTGTGGTGCTATCAGACACGGGATCCGCCTCCTAACGCCGCCTCCACCACTCGCCGCAACCGTCTCAGCTCCCTTACACCCTCAAGAAACAGCATCGCCCCCGTGTATCGCCTCGCGGATGTGTCCAGGGATTCCACCTCGCCTCGCCCCATCGCCGCGAGGATGCACGCCACCGCGGTCCCATCATCCTCACGTGTCTCCCGATAGAGCGCGTCTATTTTGCTTGGAGAGCTTTCTTACGGTGCCCAGCCAACTCAACCACCGTGTTTGCAAGCTCCACCAGCGCCCCAGGCTGAGCCTCTAACATCCGCGTGAGCTCCGCGGCGGAGGGGTACAGCAGACACTTTTTCACCAGCTCAATCGTTTGGGCGGAGTCCACTCCCTCCGCGTCCTGAAACTTCCGATAGGCCGCAACGTGTGGACACCGCAGCACCACGGGGCCCTCATCTGTGACCACCATCGCCACGCGCTTAGCCCCGTGCTGGCGCTGAGCGGCGGTGAGTGCCTCCTCCGCGGCGAGCGCGCGCTGTTCCTTCGTAAGCTGCTCATCGGGTGAGCCCGCGAGGAGCTCCTCACGCTCCGCGGCGAGCGCTGCGCGGCGAGCGCGGATCTCCGCGAGTTGTTCCTCCACGCTCATGTGGGCGCTCCCTGGGACTCATCGAACAGTGTGCGACCGTTGCGGCGGATATACATCGCATCGATCTCCACCTCATCCTTGAGGGGATCGGGGCTTTCTTCGTGGTTGCTGGTGTCGTTTGACCACACGCAGCCGTTGATCTCCACCGTGATCGATGGCTCATCCGGCTCGCTAAACATCACCACGATCTGAAACTCCGTGTCTCCGTAGCTCCCCGTGATGGATTGACGTGCGAGCGCATCACGCGCCTCAAACACGGAGGACTTCCACCCCACCAGCTTGACGGGCTCGATCGTGTACTTGCCGCGGCTGCGACCGCGGGGGGCGTGATGGCGCCCCATCCCATACGCTTTAACTCGCTCGCGCTTGTCCCCGTAGTTGATCGAGGTGAAACCTAAAAAGTCCTCCCCCGCGATGCGAAGGACAATAGAGCCCCAGCTCAGCTGGTTATCGTTTACTCGGATCTTGTCTGCCATGACTTCACGCTGCTTTCACCGCGAGCGCGGGGTTGAAGTAGGACGTGTCGAGATCGATCTCCTCGGGGTACGCGAGCGGCGTTAGGCGGATCGAGCCTGTGAGGGTTTTGGTTGAGAGAATGTTGTCTGTACGGGACAAGGTGAACGACACCGCAGACACCTTGGGTGCGGCGCGTAATCCCGCGCGGAGCACTGCATTTGCCCCAGCCTCGATCTCTAGTGCGTCCGTTTCGAGGATGTAGCCCGTAGCTGCATCCACGCGGATGGGGCGATTGAGGCGGCGCACAAAATACTGATAGGCGATCACCTCCGCGAGGTTCATCACGCGGCGAAATGGGATGATGGTGAAGTCCGAGCCGGGGGCGGACTTGATCAAGGGGCGATTGATGTACGTCCCCCCGTATCCATCCCACGTCCGCAGCACCGCGAGCCCCAGGTCATCTAACCCTGGATTAATAGTCTCATCGTGCTCATCCACGTTTCCGTTTGCATCGCGGATGGACACACCAGGGAGCGCGCCTAGATTGATGTCCGCGGTGTTTACCTCCTCCGAGACATCACCCTGGATGTTTGTGATCGGCCACGCTGCGGAGCGGCGGTATTGACGCCCACTCACACCCGAGACAAGCCGGCAACCTCCCGCCGCCACCGTCCCGCGCGTGGTCGCAAACCCCGCCCACTGTGCGGCCAACGAGGTGGCGTATGCAGCCTCCGTCTCGATGCTCGCGGGATCGTCCCGCGTGGAGAGCCGAGCCCCACCGATCCACGAACGATATTTGTGCTGTGAGTTTCGGAGCCCCGCACACCACGCGTCTACTTGTCCCGCGGTGGCTGAGGTGAGCACTCCTACGAGTGACAACTGTTCCCACTGCACTGCGGATTGACCTAGCCCCGTGAGTGCAGCCGCGAGATCGGTCCCTCCCCACTGAGCCGCGTGGGCGGTGATCGCGAACATGTCACCCGCCACGATCGTCCCCACGCCAAGCGAGAACTTTACCCCGCCCACGGTGATGGTGTTGGCAGTGCCTAGCGCAACGGAGGGCTCCCAGTTTCGTCCCCCGTCATAACTCACCTGATAAACAGGCCCAGCGGTTCCCACTGTTCCCCCGGTGGGGAATCGGACTAGCAGCTCATAGTCATCCGCGGGCTTAGTCAGGGTGTCTAACGCGGCGGTGACCACGCTGGTCCCTGTCATGGCGAGCGCGATGGTTCCGATCGCGGCGGCTGTGGATGCTGTCGCTCGCACCACCAGCGCGGGGCGTCCCGTGGTGTAAATGTAGCTCCCCGCAGCCTCCACCAGCTCCCCATCGAGAAACGATGCCACCAGGTCCGGTACGCGTGCGAACGCTGCGGGGGTGTTGAATGGCCCACCCGTGGAGCAGCCAATAAACGCGGTGAGCTTCCCCGCGGTGGATGGGAGCACTCCGAGTGCACCATCCAGCTCAGTGATAATCACATTGGGTTGTGTCACGTGCTCACCTGTATGTTTTCTGTAACGTCTAACTCAGTGACATCGATGCTCGCGCCCACGGGCTCGGGAGTGGCCCACGGTGGGATCTGGGAGAACGGGAGATCAGGAACGGTCGCTTCGATCTGCGCGATGATGCGCAGCGCGGCTCCGTAGCGGCGTTCGTTCCGGTCCGTGATCCACTGTTCGGACTTGAGCGCCCACGCCCCGTGAACTGTGTTGTGTACCGCGCGGTACCACGCATCACGGAGGTATCGAACGATCGCGTATTGGAGCCGCTCGTTCTCAGGCTCCGTGGGATCCTGTCCGTTGATGATGACCGTAAACACCTCCAACGTGGTGGCGAGCGAGCGCGGATAGCCCCCAGGGTTGCGCGGGGGCGCTATCTGTCCGAACGCTCCCGTGGGGTCCCCAGGGAACCACGCGAGGCGATTCCCGATCGCGTGCTGCGCGGGAACACGCCAGCCAAACAGGTTCACCGCGGGAACGCTCTCCGCGGCGAAACTCGCGCTCACTTGATCAAACAGCCACGGCAACGCTAACAGGTACGCCATACCTAACCCCCCTCCACAGGTGTAAGAGCAGCCTCCACGCGGCGATTGATGACCGCGGTGAGCGCGGCGATCGCTGCGGGTGGGAGCGTCTTTTCAAACATCAAGGGGCGCGCAGCACCACCACGCACCCAGCCCCGCGAGTGGCGAGCCTCCACCCCTGTGAGTCGACACCACACGGTCCGCCCCACCATCGCCACGCCCAGCACCAGCGGAGCCCCTTGCAACATGGGCCCCGTGCCGTGCTTGCGGGGCGCCCAGGGGATCCCGGTGCTCGGAGCCCGCTCAGCCTCGATCGCCTCCACCAGCACCTTACGCAGCGCGGCGGAGAGCTCAGGGCCCGCCTCATCGATCACCGCCACGGGGAGGTGTTCCAGCGCTGCGATGATGGAGTCGATGCTAACAGCACCCATTTGTGTCCTCCCGGTGGCCTGTGCATGCCTGTTGATCAAACGCGATGTAGGGGGACGTTTCCGAGTACACGCGCGGGGAGCCGCGGGTGACTCCCTGAGCATCCGTGTCCGCGCGTAGCGGGAGCTCAAACAAACCCTTTTCGGAGTCCGCAGCCTCTTTAATTTCAGCGAGCGCGGTGTCGCTCTGTTGCCTGTATTCTCCCCCCTCCTGATCGGTGGGGGAGAGCCCGCGCTTGAGCCAAGCCTCATAGGTGACAACCCGCGCTAACCAGTCACACACCGCGATGGGGTATGGAGCGCGGAACGGGGCGTCGTACCGCTTCCCTAGACGTGAATCGAGTTTAGCGGACCCATACAGTAAGCGGGTTTCGAGCCACCCAGGCTCAGCGGTTTCTAACTGATCGATAAACGCGCTAGGCATAATCGATGCAGAACGAAACTCAGCAAACGAGAGATATGGAACAGTCGACATGGGAGCGATCTCCGCGCGGGTGGGCAACGTTAGGAGGGACGCGTGAGCCGCCCCCATGTCTCAAACAATCATGCAGCCGGACACTTGAATAACAAGTAGGGGTGTCCGTTGAGGACGTTGTTTCGTCCCTCCGTGGTCCACTGGAACGTGCGGATCCGAGCTAGATCCCCATCGTTTTGAGGGCCGTAGTAAAGCACGCTGAATGCTTCGCGATTGACAAAGTTGAAGGCCCCTAACTCGCTGGTGAGGATGTCCTCACACGCGAGGTAGTAACAATCATCCGCACCGCCCACAAACCCCGCGCTGAGCTCAGGACACTCGATCGGCTCGCCCAGCCCGAAGTAGCGGATCACAGACTCGATATCACCCGAGCCGCCGCCCGCCGCCGCAGCCTGAGCAATGTACTTGGCTTGCGTGAGCTGAGTTGCACGCGCGTACATGGCTGGGGGGACCATGATGTAGCGGACACGCAGGAACCGCGGATCCTCACCCGTGGGGAGTCTAATGGTGCTGATATACGCGATCGCCCTTGCGAGGTTCGTGAGAGCCACGTCAAGCGTGGTCGCTCCACCGATCGGACACGCCCCAGGTCCCGATCCCGCGGTAAACAGGTTTGTGAATGTCCCCGCCGCGAGGTTGTAAGGGTTGACTGGGTGATCAACCGCAAAAAACTGCTTTTTATCGTAGGTGAGCCCGTTCGCGAGGATGGACTTTGCGATGCACTTCTGCGGCCAATACGCGGCATAAGCCCCGATCGTGCGGGACCAGTGCGAGGCGAGATCGATCCCGTTCCCGTCGAGATCCTCAAATTGCTCTTTTTTGACGTTGAGCCCCGCCGCCGCGTTGAGGTTCTCCACCTCCGTGGTGAGCGCTACGACATCCTCAAACTCGATGTTTCCACCGTGTCCCGTGCGCTGGATGCGCGCGGAGTCGAGGAGCCAGCTCACGCGCTCCGTTTTGGCTCCCGATGGCATCGTCTTAGCGATCTTCTGCCACCAGAGATTTTGCACTAACCGTTGGTAATCCTGAGCGGTGATAATCCGCATGTTGGATTCCAGGTCATAAACAAATGAGGGAGTGATTGCAGGCATGTGTTAGACCGACCCCTAGAAAGTCTTGTAACCAAACAAGACCAAAACCCCTTTGGCCGTGTTCACATCGAGCACCATCCCCGCGACGGAGCCCGTGGCGACTAGCGTCACAGTGTGCGCATCCTTGAGGTAGGCGAGTTGTCCGCGCTTGGCGATCGTGACTGGTGTTCCCCCGGTATCGTTGTCAAACCAGTACGCGATAATCTCGCGCCACATCTTGACCTGTACGGTGGCCACGCCGTCCCCTGTGATGCTCCGCTGAAAGATCCCGAGGGGGAGGAGCCCCGTCCCTGGGCCCGCGTTCGTGACGGAGCCGTCCGCGGTGTCTATGACCGCGATGTTACCGCGCTCAGCACTCACACCGGACTTGAGGATAAAATCATAATACCCCCAGTTTGCCTGGATGGTCATTCGCTCAGCCATTGCCGTTCGCCTCCCCTCGGATCTTCGATACCGTCTCGCCCAGGGTGAGGCGGTGCTCCGTGTGTTTCACGGTGAGTGTTTGATCTGTCAGGCCCATACGCTTATCGAGCGCGAGTTTTTCCTCCGCGCTGAGACGGCTCCCGCCCCCGGCTTGCTCACCGCGCGTGGGCTTGGCCTTACCCGCTGCGAGCGCATCCTCCGCGCTCACGTGGCCACTGAGCCGCGGGGTTTTCGCGAGGAGCTCTTTCACCGTGGCTACGGGGAGTTTTTCGAGCACCGCCACAAAGTCCGCGGTGAGATCGGGGCGAGCCTCGATGAGCCGCGCGCGCTCAGTGCGAGCATCGCGTGCGGCGAGTTCCGCGCGGAGGGTGTGCACCGCGCTGAGCGCGTTCGCTGCTACCTGCAAAGCGGATGCGGTGGAGTCATCCGCGGGGGGTGCGTCCTTTTTCTTAGGCGGCTCATCCCCGTCCGGCTCCTCATGCTCCGCATCCTCACCATCCCCATCGTCCTCCGCATCCATCGCAGCGAGCGCGCGCTTTGCCGCCTCCGCCTCTTTCTCATCGTCCCCATCCATCGCTTTGCGCAGAGCCGCGCGAGCCTCATCCATCGCACCCATAGGCAAACCCCCTGACAATGACGCTAACAGTTGATCAAGGGGTCGCCGCTCATCGGCGAGCCCCGCAGCGATCGCCGCATCCCCGTGGAACACCGCAGCCTGTAAGGCGGCGGCATCGATGCCGCGGGCTTCCCTCACCACCTCAAAAAACACGCTCGCTAGACTGTTCACCAGCGTTTGCTGAGCGTTGTATTCATCCTCGCTCAACGGTCGCTCAGGGTGTCCATCCGCTTTGCGCGCTCCGCTCGCGATGAACGCCACACGGATCCCGCGAGCCTCCGCGGCGGCGGATGCATCGAGGCGAGTGGACAGAACGCCGATGGAGCCCACGATCGCGCTATCGCTGAGGTAGACCTTACTGGCCCCGCACGCGATGGCATATGCAGCGCTGCACGCACGATCCTCCACGAATGCGAGGATCGGTTTGCCGGTCATCGCCGCCGCCCCGCGTATCCAGCGGGCTAGCTCGAAACACCCCGCAGCCTCGCCCCCAGGGGATGAGATCTGTAACACCACGCACGCGGAGGGGGATGCGAGTGCATCCTCGATGCGCGTGCGGATCTCATCGTAGGAATCCCAGCCCGCGCCCCCGTGGGATTCAAGCGGTCCGCGGATCGTGACCACGGTGGTGGAGCCCACGGTGCGATTCGGAGGCGGCGCGCAGTCCCCCAGGAACAGGATCCCAAACGCCATGGGGTCGAACGCGAGGAGCCCCGTGCGGACATAGTGACGCAAGCTCATGCCGCCACCGCCGCTGGTTTGATGGGAACCACTTCGCCCATCGAGGTGGGCTCTAAGGGGATCCCAAACTCCTCACACAGGATCTGTACATCGAGCACACGCCCCGTGGGCTGTAGCGCCACCTGCAACTGGGCGATCGCGTTCGCGGCGGTGACCAGCGATTGAGCCTCCGCGTTCCGATCTTTCGGAGGTGTCACATCATACTCAACCACCACGGGGCGATTAACTACCGCCGCCACCCCGTAGCGTTTGGCGATGAAACCAGGCAAGCACTGTGTGTTGACTGTGTACGCCAGTCCGTCCGCGGTTTCTTTGATGAGATCCGCGCGGATCGTGCGGTGAATATCGCTGTTTTGGAAACCCGCGCCCCCGGTGGTGGTCACGGTTTGACCAGCGATCGCGATCACTAGCTCATTGTCACACGCGGCGATCGTGCGTGAAAACGACTCAGCGCCAATCCCGTTGGACTCTAACAGTTTGACATCATAGCCCGGCGTTAGTCCAAACACCGTGTTGATTCCCCATGCCATCACGGACTGGAACCAGCCCTCCTTTTGAGGCTCGGTTCCACCCTGTGGAGCAACAGCCACGCGCGCGGGGTTAGCGAGTTTCGCCTCCCAGTTGTCTTTATGCAGGTTCGCGTGGGACTTGCGTATGACATTCACACCCACGCAGCGCCATAACCCATGCTGCCACGGTGCGAGCCGCCCACCGGGGGTGTGGAGCACCCAGCGCCCATCACCTGGGGTGATCGGGAGCCGCCCCTCAATCGCGAGGTAATACCACTGGTCCTCAGTCCATACATATTGGAGGTATTGAGGATCGAGGCGGACTAACACGGGGTAGTCTCGCCCCCGCACGGGACATAACTCAGCCACGCCGATCCCGAGCAAAATCCCGTCCGCGCTGAGCAGTGCTAGCTCACTTGGGGGTAACATCTCATCGTAGATCGAGCGCACGGAATCGTGGCCCAGCTCTAGAGCCTCGATCGCCTCGCGGTCCCCGCGGAACTTGCGAGGCAAGCGGACGAGCCCGCTGGTGCGAGTGCTCAGCACGCCGCTCAGCACCCCATCCCGCCGCGCGAAGGACATGAGCTCACCCGCGCGGCGGAGGTTGCCCCCGTCCGCGTTGTGCTCCGCGGACTCAAGATCCGCGATGTACCAACGGGTGCGGACCCACGGGACGTTTTGGAGTTGTCCCCCCAGCGCATAGCGCATCCGCTCCACGGATGGAGAATCGATGAACGTGTCAGGGGAGGATGACTGCGGAACGGGTGGGCGATAGATGCTCACACCGCGCAGCCACTCCGTAGCGGCTCCCACTAGGCTCATGCGGTGGAGTCTGTGTATAGGCCACGGACTAACGCAAACAGTCTACTACTAGATAGTTAGTAGGGACCTAACGGCGCCATGGATCTAACGCATGGTAGGGGTCGAATGTGTTTTCAGCGTAAGACGTGTGAGCGGCGGATGCTTGGGCGGGGGTGGTGGCCACGTGATCCATGAGGCTGAGCGGTTCCCACACACTCAGGGCGGTGGCATCGTAGCGATCGGGGGATCGTCCTAACAGCTTGCGAAGCACGTCTTTAGGGGTGACCTTGAGCCGCCCCGTCACCATTTGTTTCCATTCGAGCGCGTGGAGCTCCCCCGAGAGTTTCGCGTTTTCCAGGATGGCCCCACCCTCGCGGAGCCACCCCTCAAGGTTCGCGGCGAGTTCATCCCTCACGCGGTCATACAGTTGGGGGCGGCGTATCGCGCGATCCGAGGAACGCACCGCAACCAGCTCAAACACGTGGGGGTGGTCCTGGGTGTAGTTTCGCAGCGAGCCAAACAGCGAGGCTCCGATCGAGCCATCGCGATCGAGCACCACCACCGGGATCTCGCGGGGGAGGCGGAAGCGATCGAGGAACAAAAGCAGCTGCACCAGGTGCTGGTCATCGTTGAGCCCGCGCTTCGTTTCGAGCGCGAGTTGTTTGAGCCCCCTCCGCGCGCAGAAACAAGAGTCGTCGCCCATCCCCGACTCACCCGCGGGATCGAGCCCCACGAACAGCCGCCCAGCTTCGGGGGTGTCGGACCAGCGCTGTTCGGCAAGCGCGATGATGTGGATGGGGAAGATCTTCGCGTCCTCAAACTCCGCGTGTAACCCCTTTACACGGACTTTATAGAGGGGGGAATCCTCGCCCCATTCGAGTTTCTTTTCCTCGATCCACTCGCGGGTGGCGAGCCCTGGGATGAGGGGTAGCCCGGATACGACGTTGGGGGACTCCTCCGAGGAGATCCGCATGTTGTAATAGTGTTGCGATTTTTCCGTGAACGCCGCGTAGAACTCCCCTTCGTTTCGAGTACCGTTAGACAACAGTAAGATCTTAGCTCCCCCCGCGCGATTCCCCTCGATCGCCTCAAAGATCTGGTCATCCACGCCGCTCGCCTCATCCACGATGTAGAGCAGACGATGTCCCGAGATCCCCGCCACCGCCTCCGCTTCCTTCGCGGTGAAACCCACGATCTCGCGGAAGTCCACCGATTTGAGCCCGGTGCGCGCTAACTCGCCCTGGTAGCCCTCGATCTCCGTGGAGTGCTCGCATGGGCGCGGGATCTTCGTGCCACCGGGATCCGCGCGCTTGCACGCCACGCAGCGCCCACCGCGAGCGCGCATCATTCGGAGCTCACGCCACAGGATCTGATCTACTTGCCGCGATGTGGTGCTGGTCATCACCACGCGCGCATCCGCGAACGTGGAGTAGAACCACAGTGCGATCCCCGCCGCGCTGTTCGATTTGCCTACCTTATGACCACTGCACACAGCCACACGATTGTGTGTGCATACCGCCTCTAACACCTCGATCTGTCTAGACCATGGTTCCAGCCCCAGGATCTCACGAAAGAATCCCACCGGATCCTCCGCATACTTAGGATCGGGGAACTTGAGGTGCGTGGTAATCGATATCTGGTGCTCAAGCTTGCGGCGGAAGGATTCCGCGAACGTCCACAGGGTGGGCTCGGGGTGTTGCCCCCAGCGGCGATCCGCGACTTCCGCCGCGGCTGAGGATGTCATGGGGGCTAGTGCTTGACCTTGGAGGCGGCGGCGGGGTCATAGGGGAGCGCAAGCTGCTCACCCTCGGGGACCTGGGCGCGGCTCCGTGTCATGCGTTCGCGGAGCACCGTGCGAGCCTCCGCGAGTAGGTGAGCGGGGAGCGTGGTCCATGGGCGCGCTTTGCCACCCCAGCCCGTGCGAGAGCGGAGATCCTGATCGATCGAGGCTCGCGCTGCGGCTGCGGAGGTGGCGAGCCCCGCGCGGTGCTCCCAGCGCGCTAGGACCCCTGCATCGCTACGGAACGCCGCGTATTGGGTGGGGGAGATCGCTCCCGTGGCGGCGGAGGGACCGCTCTGTAGAGCCTCCACCGCCGCCCGCAGCGAGCGGAGCTCCTCAAGCAACGGGGCGAGATCCACGGGGATGGGGGCGGGGGCGCGGGACGCTAACAGCCGCTCGCGGAGCTGGGCGGTGGCCCAGATACGAAACTCCGTCCCCCGCCGCGAACGCACGCGATAACCCACGGAGAGAATCGCGTCTAGGTTCCATATCATCCCAGGGCGCCCCCGCTGGGGGTCCCGCGATATATGGCAGTTAGACTTCCGAAAAGAATCACCCGAGATCTCGCCCTCATCGAGAGCGTTTTTCAGATGCATCGATGCGTTTCGTTCTGTAACAGAAAACAGCACACCGATCTGTCCGGCCGTTGCCCACACCGTTTGATCGTCAACCGGGATGCTCACCGCCACTAATCCGTCTCGGCTCCTGAACTCCGCTAGCTTGCTCTCCATTGCTCACACCCTCCCGTTGTGTCCTCGGATCCATGAACACCCGCGCGATCGCCGCCGCCACCGCGCGGGACGCCTCGGGGTACGGCTCAAGCGCGGCGAGCAAACAACGCTCAAGCCGCGCCCACCCTGGGTGGTCCCGCACATAGCGATCCTCGGAGAGCTCTACCGCCGCCTCCAAACGCATACGGAGCGTGAGCACCTTCGCCTCCGCCTCGGAGAGCCGGATCCGCTCAGGGCTCATGAGCCCGCGCTGGTTCCGATCCGCGCGTATGGCTGCGAGCAACGCTAGACAATCCTCCAACGTGGTTGGAGTGGCCACGGGGGCGAGGGTGCTAGGTGGCGAGGGTGCGGGGGCTGCGGTGGGATCGAGGGAGCCACCGGGGCGGATGAGCCACGCGCGCTGAGGGATACCGAACGCGTTTTCAATCTTCGCGCGCGCTTCAGCCCCTGGTGTTTTGCGACCATGGCGCCAGTCCAATACGGACTGAGGGCTCCGCATGTGGAGTTCACGGGTGATCGCGTGGATCGATCCCGTGACATGTAGGAACATGCGTTGCCCCTCGCTGCGAAGCTGGGGCTCAGGCTCCTCCCCGAGCCCCCCGCTCATAGCGTTGCGTCACCCTTGGCGAGGTAGGGGCTCACAGGCTTTTCCTCGGGTGTTGCTCCCGCCGCTCGCCCATACAGCCGTGGGAACTTCCGCTCAAGGTTCCACGCCGCCGCTCGCCAGTTCCCCTGGGTGGGTTGCCCCGCCGCCGCACGGCTCACCACCGTTTGATTACGAATCGCATCCTCCGCGATCGCGCGGCTCACTTCGCGAAACAGCATGTCGTAAGGCTCCTCGCCCAGCTCCCCCGCGGCGAGCCACTCATCCAGCTCCCGCACGGTGAGCCCCGCGAACGCCGCCGCATGCTCGCGAGTGGCCCCCATCCGAAAAGCCTCAATGAGGCGAGTACGGATCTCCTGGGTGTACACCGGGGCTGTGGCTTGGCGTTTCATGGTGCCTACAGTGAGATCACTATAGGGAGATCACACCATATCGCAAGGTAGCGGACGGAAAAGCAAACGCCCCCGCACGGAGAATCTCCATGCGGAGGCGTTGCCCCCAGCTGCTCAGTCCCGACCACCAGCACGAGCGAATCAACTAGACCTTAGCGATCGCGTGGCTCCACGTCAATCAAGGGACCTAACAACGCGTGCTCAGCCTCGATGATGGAGAGAATCACCCGCGCGCGCTCGACACCTATGCGCACTGCGAGGCGGCGAAACTCGCGCTCCGTGTCACCTGCGATGGGTGGTGGAGCTGGGAGGCGAGCGAGCGGCGGGGAGGTGGCGAGTGCTTGGTTTTTAGTGGTCATTGCTTGGTTGTGGCTCCTCATCGGGTGGAAAGTTGAGCCGCGGGACCGTGAGCAGCTTTCGCGCGAAAGTGACTAACACCAGGTCCCGCGCAGAATCGGGGAGCACCTCCACCGCGATAGACGCCAGCATCCCCGCGAGCAATAACAGCGCGTTCATCTGTACATCGATGGAGAGCGGCTCAAACTCATGCGCGATGAACTTGAGCGCGCGCTTGATGGGTTGATCCTCGGGATCCTCGGGTGTGTTAGGTGTGTTCTCTTGAGTATCATCACCCATGATGTAACCTCGCGTGCGATGGGAATAAAGGCAACTGGCTACGTAATGGCAACTGGGATGCGATTCCAGATTTTCCTGGGGGCGGCGGGTTTTGTTCCAGGCTTCCCAGGTATTCGGGGATTTTTGCCGGAGTTTCAAAAAGGG